TCTGACAGGACTGGATCCCGTTCAAGTCTCTCTAAATGAACTATCACAAGTAGAACAAATTGAGTTGGACGACGATTCTCTTCAGAAATTGGAAGTAGTGCGTGCCGAATCATTGGCAGCACTAAAACGAGAGTTGCAGTGGCCACTCGCGAAATCTATTCTCTCTTGGGAGGATGCGATATTCGGAGTACCGGGGAAGTTGAAATCTATCAACGTGCAGACTTCGCCCGGCTGGCCTTTGTGCAAGATCGCACATCGGCGTGGGAAGAAAAGCTTCGTTTGGTTTGATGCCGACGGAGTGGGTGGATACTCGACCGAATTCCTCTCAATGGTGGAGGAGTTGGAATCACAAGTTCTCGAAGCTAGTCAAACACAGCTAGAGAATTTGGCCAATGACCACCGTTTTGTGGGTTTTTTGAAAGACGAACTACGAACGCCAAAGAAAGTCATGGACGCGGACACGCGAGTGATTTATTGCAACGATTTGATTGCCATGGTGCTTTTTCGGAAGTACTTTGGTTCCATTTTGTCGGCATTTTGTCACTCTTGGGAAACCGGATCGATCGCGACTGGGATGAACCAGTACTCGTTTGATATGCAACAGCTGTATGAGAACTTGAACTCCAAGTTCTCTCCGAAAGGATATATAGCTGGAGACTACCGTGGATTTGACAAGCACATGCAATCCCAGTTTCAGAAGGCTGCTTATGAAATTATTAGCAACCTGACGAAGGATTTCGTGCCTCTCAATATACGGCAATTTCTCTATCTACACGAGTGCAAGTCCTCTGCTCAAATTGGACGAACCCGATTCTGGACGAACTGCAACATGATGAGTGGTTGTTTCTTTACTACTGCTGTTAATTGTATCGTCAATGACATGTATTTCCGCTACGTTTGGAAGACGCTTTACCCGTCTCGTCTTTATGACGAGAATGTGCGTGGAGTCTTTCAAGGCGATGATCATGTGTTGGCAGTACGAGATGGCTGTGAAGAATTCAATCCTCTGACAGTTTCGAAAGAATTGGCTCAGCTTGGACAAGAATACACCTCGACAGACAAGGTTTCGGCCTTGACGAACGAATTGGAGTCTTTCAACAACATCACATTCCTGGGCGCACATCCAGTGCTCTTGGGCGGACGATATTGTGGAAAGATGAAATGGGACACAGTGATTGAAACTCTGTCATGGAGTGGAGATCACGGCGCTTCTGAAAAGCAAGTCGCTCTTCAGATGTTAGAAATGGCATCTGTTCACGACAAGCAGGTCTTCATTGACCTAAAGAAGTGTTTGGAAGAACAACGACCTGGAATATTCGACGGATCTGTGACGAGTCATGCGGCTCTGCGTTCTGTAGTGCCTGAACGCACTGCAGGGAGTGGAGAATCTTTCTACGGACAAGGAGTGAAATCGATTGGATTGACCGGAATTGTACCACAGGAGACGGCGCAACCAACAAGTATGCTATCTTCAACGAGCGATGCTCTTCGCGATGACGGAATTGCTGAGACAGCCGCCGGAGGAAACTTCGGAACTGACTCACGAGTCTGGCGAGCGAATGTGGAATGGAAAACAACTGACACGACCGACACTATCTTGGGAAAATGGAATCTACCAAAAGACCTTCTCAGTCTTGGAAATATCGAAAATGTGCAAAATATGAACTTTCAGCGCTATATCTATTTCCACACTGACATGGATGTGACTTTCCAGATTGCTGGATCGCCCTTTCAGGCAGGTCGAGTGGTTGCCTATTTTCGACCTTTGGTCGACAAGGATGAACCCGTCTTGAACAACGACAGTGCACGAATGCTCACGCATTTGGTGCTCACACCGAACCGACAGACAACAGCAGTTTTGAAGATTCCATTTCGATGGTTTCGATCTTGCATGAACACTTTTGCAATGCAGTTGGGACAAGAAACAATGGGAACATTGTATCTCCAAGTCGAGTCGATGCTCAAGACTGGAGGAGATTTGACGACCACGACTATCGACGTCTACACTCAATTTCCGAAAGCAGTCTTTGCAGTTCCTCGACCTGTGGCCGAAACATTTGAAGGCCAAGGAGGCGGAATGAGCAAGATTGTGAATAGCAACAACTACAACATCAATCATTCCACTTTGGGTCCTACCAATATCGACGCCAAATCAAGCAATGCACCAAAAGTTTCTGGACCATCTATCAAAACTGATCTTGATCTTGAAATTCCAGCAGTGCCGATGGACAACCCTCCAGTTTCTGGAGTGACTATTCCGACCCACTTTGCAATTGCGCCTCTTTCGAAGAAC